ATTTCCCCTCGGGATTTTGCCGGGCCTCGCCCATAAAAAAGCCCCGGCGGATGCCAGGGCGTGGAGTAAGATGTGATTGTTAGTTGTCTGTGCCTGAGAGCTGCTTCAGACGTTCAAGGCTGATCCATTCTCCTTTGTCAGTGAACATATCAGCCAGGTCGATTTCACCCGCGCGGAACAGACGTCCACGCTCGGCACCCAGAACCTGATCCTGGCGTTGTGCCGGCTGGCGCGCGAGCCATTCCAGATACGAAGTTTTCCCCGGTACCTGTCCATCCATGCTGGCACGAGTCCCCTCGTCCATCTCGTCGATATCGATGCCGAGTTCGCGCCACGATTTAAGGATCAGGGTTTCGGTAGAACGACAGCAAAAATGGATTTTCCCGGGTCCCTGCAGGTAAGGCACCTTATGCCCGACCGGTTTGTTATCCAGTGTGTAGCGCAGCAGGTCACGAATAATGCAGTCGTGGCTGGTTTTATTGTCCAGCGTAGACAGCCACTGCTTTCCTTTTACGATATCGCCGTTGGCACTGGTGAAGCTGTTGCGCGCTGTGGCAGCCAGATGATTCACAGCTGTTTTAGCGATGCTGGCGGCGTTTGCCCTGCTCATCTGCAGCGCCCCGTCGCGATAGTCTTTGTTGACGTGGCCACGAACATTGCGCGCGATAGTTTCTACCGTGTCGCCAGCAAGGTAACCCCTGCGGACGGCGTTCACGATACGCGCCAGCCTGTCCGATTCCAGATTATCCGCCCACTCACTCAGTAGCCTCCCCTGAAAGGGTTGCGCCATCGCCGCGGCATACACCATATCGGCGGTGATGCCCTGCAGCGGATAGTGAGACAGGACCTGTGATGGCAGAAGGGAATCGAACAGGCTCAGCTGATAACTGGCTTCGTTCTTGGCCAGCGCCACCAGCTCACCCTTGAGCCCTGCCTGCATGGTAGCTACGGCCTGATGATTAAGTTCGCGTACGCTGCCCAGTAAACTCTGCAGACGGCTAACGGTGAAGCTCTCAGGAGGCAATCTGTCCAGCGCATCCAGTAGACGTGCCGACAGGTCAGCATCCGTCTCGTTAAGCAACTTCACCATCCGGTTTGCCACGCCGGTGGCGTAGCGGCTTAACCAGACGGAATGTGCGATTGATTCATCGCGCAAGCTTTCGTTTACTGTTGCCATATCAGCCACCGGTCAATGTGGGGGCTTGGTTGCGAAGTGCATCAATCACTTCGTCCGGGCTGTCGGCCGGGTCGATAAGGTCAAGCTTCTGCAGTGCGCGAATCATATCGCTGTCGCGCAGCGCACCGGACTGCCAGGCGTTGACGATTGCCGTCACCATGCCCGACTCGGCAACCTTCGCGATGAATTCCTGATTGATGGTGTAGCTCGTCGATACTCCTTTGATGCCGAGGTATTTCGCACACCATCCCAGCGCCAGCGTATAGGCCTCAGAAACGTTTGAAACGCAGATACCGAGCACCGATGTTGATGATGTCTGCTCACCACTCGCCTGGGTTGCCGTCTTCGCCGTAGCGTTCTGCTCAATCAGTCGGGCGCCCAGCTGCACCATGTAATCGCGCTTGCTGTCCATGGCCTCTTTAGCCAGCATGTTCGGCTGCGCCTGGGCATAACCAAACGACCCATCTCTGGGAAGCATCAGCGGTGATCGGGAACCAATTTTCACGCCCTTCTTCTCGAGGTGATCGCGCCAGCCGGTATCGAGTCCAGTCATGTACGGCTGCACCTGGCCACAGAACCACACGCTGTCCTCATAGTCAGCACTGTTTCGGTAATGACCGTGGTTTATCTCCACCAGTGCAGCCAGCGGTGAATCATCGATAGTGGGATCGTTGTTCTGAGCGCCGACGAAGGTAAACGGAATTTCATCCCAGTAGTCCTTTCCTTTAGGCTTCGGATGATATTCGCTGTCAACGGTGTAGGTTCCGCTTGCAGTGCCACCTGCCCGGCGCCATACCCGGCAGATAAACTTCCCTTCCTGCAGCGCCAGCTCGCGGTACTGGATTTCATCCTTGTAAGCGAAACCATCCGGCTCTTCTACGCATTCGCGCAGGACCACCAGCACCAGCTGATCACGTCCGTTAATTCGATTTGTTCGCCAGTTAATGATGTTCTCTGCCGGATAGCGGAGGATGATCGCTTCATCGGAGGCTTCAGCGTAATCAACATAAAGCCCCTCACGCGCAACTTCCAGCACGTTCTCAGCCACCAGCTGTGACTGCTGATAGATGCTGGTTCCGGCCCCGTCAGCATTGTCCAACAGGTACTTCAGCTTCTCAGGACCGTTAAACGTGGGGTCCTTGCGATACGCCATCCCAAGCATGCCGATCTTCGTATTGCCGGCAATAGCGTAGAACACCGCTCGGCTCAGATAATCTTCGTTGCGTTTGCGGTTACGCATGGATTTATCGGTTGGGTCGAGATAAGGCAGATATTTATTACCCGCCGCCTTTACGGCCTCAGCTCCTTTGCAGAAGTCCCTGTATTTCCGCCAGGCAGCAGAAGCCGCCCGGTGTTCTGGTCGAACCCAGGTGATGTCGTCGTTTGCCATATCAGAAAGTGGTATCCATGGTGATTGAGTATGCCGGTTTCACGATCGGGTAATCCTTCACGATGAAGTACCCACCAGCATCATTGGGGTGATCGTTATCTGCTGATTTATCCGGTTCGCCATTGGCCGCCCAGATTTGCTGCTCGAGGCTCTCGGTATAAACCGGGCAGTTCTGAACGTTTACCAGATAGCGGCGCTCGCCGTTAGCGTTGCAGAACATGGCGTTCATCGAGTTAATGCGGTCTTTAACCGGCGGGTTGGCATCATCAACGATGACGCTGAATCCGGCATCGTTGAGCTGGGCGATATCGGTCTTGCTGGCGTTCTGAGATTTGCGGGAGTCGCCTGACGCATCCGGATAGATGTAAATCTCCCGGCTTTTAACATAGCGACCATCCTCATATCGCCAGAACTCTTCCTGGATGCGCTTAATCATCGCCGGCGTATCGTATACCTTCACCAACTCACGCACCGCACGTGGTAGACCGCTACGCTTTACGTGAACAATCGCGGCCATTTTTCCCACGTTGAAGTCCATGCCGATAAACAGCGGATCCCCATCCTGAATCTCGTCAGAACAGTTATTCAGCTTACGGTTGAACGTGTGGTAAATGGTCCCGCTGTTGAGGTTGGTGAATTTCCCGCGCAGATAGGCCTGAATCAGTTCGTCAGGGTAAGAGCTCAGCAGCGACGGGATGTAATCAGGCGGTAGATTCTTCGCGTTATCGAACGTGCTGGCCTGTATCAGCCCGTACAGTGCCGTAAGCTCGGGCTTTTCACGTACCGCCTTCACGAATTGCTGGTAGACGAATTTAAACCCTTCCGGCGTGGTCGTGACGTCAATACCGTTACGCAGCCCATCAACCTTGTAACGCATACGGGCGATGATTTTTCGCCACGCCTGCTGCGCTTTGGCAGCCGCCATGACGTCCAGCTCATCCACCATCGCGTTACCGATTTTGAAACCGACTATCGAGCCGGGCTTCTCCATCGAGCGGCAGATGGTTGTCCCCCGGTACCGTCGGCCCTCATAGAAGTGAACCTCTTTGTTCCCCTCGTTGATTTTGACGTTCAGGCCCCAGTCAAAGGCTACCTCTTCAATCGTCGGGTAGAAGATGTCACGGATCTGCGGGTACGTCGGCGCGAAATAACCTTGGTTGATTTTAGGGTGCTCCCACATCCCCTTGCAGATGCCGCCACAACCTACCCACGTCTTACCGGAACCGAACCCGGCAACATAGGCTTTGAATTTGTGCTGCATCGCGAGGAAGCGCGCCTGAGGAATGTTAAGTGTCGGGCTGATCCCCATCGTCTGCCCTCGCATCCACTACGTTGATATTGATCTGCACTGGGGTTGGTTCATCGTCCTCACCATCACCGGCCAACTCTTTGCGGAGTTTCTCGACCTCAAGCTGCCGGCGTTCGATTTCAATCTGCTGCAGGCGCTGTGCGAACTCGCTATCAGCCAGGCCAAGGCGCTTCATTACCGCTTCGAACATTCTTTCGCGACTGATGGCTGTGATTTCGACGCCGTTTTTGCCGACCTTTACGCCGGAGTAAGCGAGCCGAGAAGCTGCCGGGAGTTTGCGCGTATCGGGGAAATAAGGATGGCCAATGCCGTCGCCATTGCAGCGTGGACATTCAGGATTGGGTTCTCGGGTGTGGTCATAACCGTAACCGCCGGAATCTTCAGGTTCGCGTCTGTCACGTTCAACAGCCTCGAGCCTCTTCTCTTCGAACTCAACTGCATCGCGCCACTGGTAATGGTGACCGAATCCCCAGCAGTAACGACACGCGCCGCGACGATACTGTGAAAGCTGGTTTGCATCGAAAGTGGCGAGCTGCCACATCTGCGCGAGAACCTCATCGGCACTGCCAAGCGTGCGCGCAATGGAGGCTTTTTGCTGCTGCGCAATAGCCTGCGCAACGTTAGGATTCGCTATGAGCTGACGACCGTAGTTTGGGTCGCTATAACCAGCACGCGCAGCAGCGGCTGTGGCGTTATTGTCCTTCAGGTACTCAGCAATAAAACGCTTTACCTTCGCGCTTAGCTTTATGCCCACCAGCTCCTCTGCGCTTTCATCTTTCAGCGCACTGCGCAATTTTTGCTGCGCAGGTTTTTGCGCAATTTGCGCAGATGGTTTCTTGATGTATCGACGGGCGGTAGCGTAATTCAGTCCCTGCGCTTCACACCATTCCTTTGGTGATACGCCGGTTGCGGCATGGTCGGACAGGAACCGTTGCTGAAGCTCGCCCCAGTCCGGTTTTGCCATGTTTTTTCCTTGCGTCACTCACTGTCAAATAGCAATAAAAAAGGCCGCATGAGCGACCTTGTTTTATGAAGATACGATTAAAGGAGTTTGATTTTGACCTCGTACCCCTCAAGACCTGTCATCGCTTCACGAGCGATAAACTCAATTTCGGATACTTCATGGCCTGTTTTTTTTCGTAACTCTGAAATTTTTTTTGATATGAGGGCAGAAATTTCTTCTTCTGCCTTATGCGTCAGTTCTTCAATTTTCATTATTACCTCTTTTGGCCGTTTACTATTT